CCTGTGAGCCTCCCGTATTCCCGTTATTGTAATAACAGGTACTTTTTATGACGCTTTCCGTCTTACCCTCAATCAGGGCACCTCCGTTGGGATACATATTGACTTCGATATCCGTCCGAAATACGGCATAAAGGATAAAATCCGTCTCTTCCTCCACAATACAGGAAGTAAGCACCTTTCCCTCTGCTGTCGTATCCCTTCTCCATCCAAGAAGCGTATATCCTTCCAATGCAGCAGAAGGTGCAAGAAGCAGGGCATCTTCTCCGTCATCCACATGAATGGTTTCCGACTCTCCGTTATCCGTCTGAAAGGTTACCTTTACTCCTTCCGAATAGACCTTGTTCTCCCCCAGATAAATCCGCTCCACCTTTTTGGTATTCTCATCTTTGTAACATAAATAGATACAGTTCTCATCATAGGTTTCCAAGGCCCTGTAATCGGTAAGACTGATGATTTTGGTAATCAGATTTCCGGAGCTGCTTAATGCCTCATCCACACGACTTCCCAGATCAGAAACAGCAGTGTCCAGTTCCCGGATGGTTTCCAGTGCACCATCCAGTTCTCCTATCACATTCCTTGCAACAAACACACAGGTTCCGTCCAGAATGCTGTCTCCCACGTTCCGGATGGTCGCATACGATGTCGGCTCTGCAGGTGCGGTCTTACCTTCCTGTGTACAGACAAGTGTTACCCATCCCGGTGCCGCACTAACAAGTGCCGTATCCCCGACAGCATATACCGTATCACGAAGCAGGGTGTTTCCATTTCCACCGCCGCCTCCTGCACCGCCCGCCAGTTTGGAAAAGGTCTGGGTCAGGTTGTCGATGCCGGAACTGGTCACCGAAAAGGCTGCCAGCTGCAGGTCAAAGGATGAATTGTTATAGTTTACATCCGCATCTGCATCCAAAACGGGAAGTTCCTCTGCAGTATCTCCAAGAAGCATGATGGGTTCATCTGCATTGGAAAGATCCATGTGGATATAAATCCTTCCGTTCAGGGTCTGTCCGGCATCCGCAAGCTGTACGGCAATCTCCGATTCATACACTTCAAAAAAGCGCCCCTTAATCATGCCGAATCCCTGTGATACCCGAAGAACGTTTCCCCTCGCATGGGACACTTCACATCCCTTGAAAATCCCGTTCATGGGAATGGCGGTTTCGTGAATGATGGCATCATCCTGCGGTGTCACGTTACCGCCCTTATAGGTTTTTAATACGATATTGTTTGCCATCAGCTGTTCCTCCTTAAAATCTTGGTTAATTCCAGTCTGACCGTTCCGAAAATCAGCTTGGTATTCCTGCCGATTTCCCGTCCTGTCAGAATACTCTGATAAGATGTCCCGTCCGAAATCACGTTTACGATCTGTCCGAACTGCATCTCATCCGGTTTTATCAGTTCATCCCCGTTTAACATGGTAAGTTCAATAAGATTGGAAAAAGCAGCACGGGAAAAGGTATTGGACGCCTCTGTCTGTGCCAGTGCATCAAACCCTGACTCCTCACTGCTGCTTACCGCCCTTATGTCACACACCACGGGTAAAATCCTGTCCTCATCCTTGGTGTCATATCCCAGATCCGTATGCAGGTAATACACCTTTTTGGTGGTGTAATCATCCGTGGTATCATAAATAATCAGTTTATTCACATCGGCACTGACCTGCTTGATTACCACGTTCTTTTTCAGGATATTGGGCAGGTCGCTTTCTATGGTAAGCACGTTTCCTGCCACTCTCCCGATGGTAACAAGCAGCTGCTTATTCTGGATATCCAATGAAGCACCAAGAAGGATGTTATACTTCTGCAGGGCGGGAATAATCACGGAATCCATCAGATTTACGATGTTATAATGCCCGCCTTTCTCTGACGGTGTGATATGAAGACTCCAGTTCTCCGTATTGGTAAGCACCTTCACGCTTAGTCCGCTGATATTCTGCAGTTCATCCTCATTGGAAACATAAAGGGCAGTGATGGCATCGGCAATAAACTGCTCCATGCTCCCCTGCCCCTGTGCATTCACGTCAAACAGCATATCCATGTTAAACAGTTCCATTAAAGGCTTATAGGAGATGGTCTGCATGTTCTTGGATTTATCCGTTCCATAGGCAATCTCCGTAACCACTCCCGCATACTCTTCCCTTCCCCTGCTGATCCGGATAAAGTCCTGTTTTTCAATGCCGGGCAGGGCAAACACCGTAATGCTGTTTTCATCCGAAGAAAGGTAATCTTCCTTATAGGAAATTTCATGGATGTTGGTGTGTCCCGCCATCTGAAAATCCGGGGTAAATATCTCCACGTTATACGGTTTCATAACTGATCCTTCCTTCCACAATCACGTTCAGGGTATTGATGCCTTCATGGGAGACGGAAATACGGTTTGCACCATGCTGCAAATGAAAGAACCTCTCCGTGGTAAAATCGCACAACTGATACCTGTCTGCCACAATGTCATCCCCGGCTCCCCTCTCCGTTATGCTGTAGGGAAGTTTGGTGGTATCGATTACCAGCTTATGATCCGCAGACACCGTTCCCATGTAGGCTCCTGTCTCATACAGAACGTTATTCACGTAATGTTTCCATACCGGATTGATGCACGGACCCTGTATGGTTATCTTGCAGGGGCTGTCCTCATAACTGTCACTTTCAATTTCCACGGAGTTGTAGGAAACATCCGAATAGGCATAATCGTAAGTGTAGGGATAGATTTTCCCGCCTATGGAAAGGGTGTTGCTGTATCTATTCACGCTCTTATAGTAAAGACCCTGTGCAGCAAACACGATTTCACAAACCATTGCCACCCCACCACTAGACAGTTCCGCTTTCCCCAAAGATGCAATCCGGACAGGAACACGGAATATTTCATCCGGCTGATATATCAAAGTTAAGGGAGTGGAACGGACAAACCGTGCAAACACCCTGTAAGTTTCATAGGGCTTTTTCCCGCCAAACAAAATCTTTCCTTCCATCTTGCCTTGAGAAAAGATTTCTTCAAGCGGATAAAAGTCCCTGCCTATCTGTTCATACTGGGTGGCATCCTCATAGCCGAACCCTTTAATATCATGAAGGAAGGAGTCCTTCCTGTTTAGGTCGAAACTCCCTCCCTGTCCATTAATCAGTCTGAATTTTCTCATTACACATACGCCTTTCCAAGCTGTCTGTTAATGCCGTCCGTTAGTTCGCCAACAAGAACACCGGAATCAAGCACGATCTTACTTTCTGCCATTCTGGGCAGATACCTTGTAATGGCATCACTCATGGCATCCAGCTTTGCATTCCCAAAAGAAGCGTTTCCTCCGCTTTCCGTCATCTGCATACTGCCCGTCATGGGTACTAAGGAAGAAGACAGGGCCATCATGGGTGCCTTCAGGTTATGGATGTTATCCGTAATGCCCCTGCCAAGCATCTCAATCATATCAGGCATATAGGTGTGGAAATCCGAAAGCGGACCTTTCTCCGGTTCGGAAAAGTGCAGGTAGTCCCAGATAGTGGAAGCCACATTTTTGACCGAATCCACCAGATGCCCGATTTTGGAGGTGATACCGGAAATCAGGTTTCCGATGATATCCTTTCCCCAGCTGAACGCATTGGAAACGATATTGGAGAACACGTTCTTTACCGCATCGAATACCCCGGACAGGGCATTTTTGATATTCCCCACGGCATTACTCACACCGGATACGATATTGGAAAATGCCTGTGAAAATCCGTTCTTTAATTCTTCCAATCTGCCTCTTGCATCAGACACCATATTTCCGAGATGAGTTTTGGCATTGCTCACCAGTTCCGTCAGCTTATTGGATGTCAGGTCACGGATAAATTCAAGGCCTGACCGGAATGTCCCCTTCATGGACTCCCATAAGGAGGACGCCAGATTTTTCACGCCCTCACTGAAATTGGAAACCGCATCCTTGATGGAGGAACTGATTGACACGACCGTGTCCTTGGTTTCACCCCACAATCTTGCCGTATTCTCTTTCGTGGCAGACCATGCCTGAGAAACGGTCTCCTTTACGGAGGAAGCTGCCGAAGATACACCTTCCTTTATGGAACTCCAAGTGCTGCTGATATTTTCCTTCATGCTGTTCCATGCTTCGCTCGTGTTCTGCTTCAGGTTCTGCCATCCTTCCGAAACACTGCTTCTTATATGGGACAGGGCTTCTCCCGTACCGGACTTGATATCCGACCATGCAGAACTAATTCCCTGCTTCACACTGGTCCATGCTTCCGAGGTATGAGATTTGATGGAAGCCCAGCTGTCCCGCACGAAGTTTTCTACCGAGGAAGCCGCTAAGCTTACACCGGACTTGATATTCGACCATGCAGAGCTTACCGTTTCGGTAATTCCCGACCACGCAGACGAAGCAAGGGAACAGATGCCCGACCATGCGGAGGAGCATACCTCCTTGATATTCGACCACAAATTCAGCCAGAATTCACGGAAACCCTCACAGTTATCCCACAGCAATTTGAAAAATCCCGCTACCGGATTTACCAGAAACAGGAACAGCGACTGCCAGTTATTTTTGATAAATTCGGTCACGGACGAAAACACGGACTGTATGCCCTGCCAGATATTCACGAAAAAATCCTTGATTCCCTGCCACAAATTGATCCAGAATTCCCGGAAGCCGTCACACTTGTTCCAAAGTGTCACGAAAATGGCAATCAGTGCCGCAACCGCAGCAATCACCAGTCCGATGGGATTGGCCGCAAATACGGCACTCAGTGCTGCAAAAGCTGTCTTGACTGCACCAAATGCGGAAGCGACTTTGGGTACGATGGTCAGAATAGTACCTATTGCACTGATGACCTTTCCAATCACGATAAGAACCGGACCCAAAGCTGCTACAAACAACCCGATCTTCAGAATCATTTCACGGGTGCTTTCATCCATACTGTTTAATTTATCTACAAATCCCTGTATCCATGTAACTACCTCACGGATGACAGGCATCAGCATTTCCCCGAAAGAAATGGCAAGTTCCTCAAGCTGGCTTTTCAGTATGGTCAACTGACCTGCAAGATTATCCTGCATGGTTTCTGCCATGCCTAGAGCCGTTCCGTCACAGTTTGAAATGGCACTGCTTAACTTTTCTATGTCTGCCGGAGCAGCATTCATAACGGCAAGGAAACCGGACATGGCATTTTTACCAACCAGTGCCTCTGCATTGGCTGCTTTCTCCGATTCACTCATCTGCCCGAATGCCACACGACAGTCTGCAAGAATGTCATTCAGACTGCGCATACTGCCGTCTGCGTTGGTGGTTCTTACTTCCATCTCCCCAAAAGCCGCACCCGTGAATTTTACTTCTCCTGCAAGGTTGTTCATCATGGTACGCATGGCAGTACCGGCCTGTGTGGACTTGATTCCTGCATTTGCCATAAGACCGATTGCTTCTGCCGTATCCTCTGCTGAAAATCCCAAAGCACCTGCAATGGGTGCGCAGTATTTAAAGGTCTCTCCCATCATGGATACATTGGTATTGGCATTGGAAGAAGCTGCCGCCAGAATATCAGCAAAATGCCCTGAATCAGCAGCGGTTAACCCGAATGCTGTCAGGGCATCTGTTACAATATCCGATGTGGTGGCAAGATCTTCTCCCGAAGCGGCTGCAAGGTTCATGATACCTTCGATACCGGAAAGCATATCGGAAGTCTTCCATCCTGCCATTGCCATGTAGTTCATGGCTTCTGCTGCTTCGGATGCAGAGAATTTTGTTCTGCTTCCCATCTCCCTTGCCTTTTCCCGAAGCTGCTCCAGTTCATCTCCGGTTGCCCCGGATACTGCTGCCACCTGACTCATGGCAGAATCGAAATCCGCTGCGGTCTTTACGGCTGCCGTACCAAGGGCTGTCACCGCCCCCGTCACGGGTAGAAGTTTTTCCCCTGCACCGGATATATTATTTCCAAGCTGTTTCAGGCTTTCACCCGTCTGTCCAATCTTCTGAATGGCCACAGCTGATTTACTTGCCTGTTCTTCCAGACTCTTTAACTTATTTTCCGTTTCGATGATTTCCCTTTGCAGGGCATCATACTGATTCTGGGAAATCTCTCCCTTGGCAAGAGCCTCATTGGCCTGGGAAGCCGCTGTCTTTAAGGTTTCCAGTCTTTCCTTGGTTTCCTTTATGGCATCCCCTAAAAGCCTGTGCTTCTGTGCCAGAAGTTCCGTATTTCCCGGATCTAACTTGAGAAGTTTGTTTACATCACGAAGATTTCCTTGTGTGGTGGAAAGTGACCTGTCCACATCCTTTAAGGCCGCCGTCAGCTTCGATGTATCTCCACCGATTTCAACCGTAATACCCTGTATTCTTTTTGAAGCCAACGCATTCACCTCCCATTTTTGACAATAAAAAAAGAGCCCATCGGACTCCACAAAAAAGCACCTGCCATTGACAGATGCCCTTAAAATATTTGTATTTACATACTTACCTTACTCTTTTTTGATATAGGCTATAGTAAGCATATTGTTCATATAGTCAAACATGTAATAATATGTCCCATCGGAATATATTGTTACATACCGTTCGGATAAAACTTCCGTTACATCCACATCACCAAAATCACCGTCACCATCCAGTTTAGAATATTGAACAATTTCCCCGCAATCAACATATGCGTGAATATCCGAAGGATCAATTGTACCCTCCTCCGTACTTACTTCCTCTTTGTTTTCTTCCTCCTGCTTTATCACATAAGCTGAATAATCCTTTTTGCTGATAACAAGAATACCCTGTTCATAATACAGTTTCAGTTCATCTGATGTTTCTTCATAGTCATAAGGTGGTGCATAGAAAACTTGTACGCCTTTTTCAACGCTACCATTTTGATTTTCTATATTTCTTTCCTCTTCAAATCCTTCATATTTCAATAATTCTTTATAATATTTTACAGCACAGAAAGCCCAATCTTCATCTAAGGAATCCACCCCAAATCCTGCGACATAAGAATAGAGTACTGCAGTATATGACTTAAGAGCCTCCTCTGTTGGCATATTTTTTTTCAGTTCGTTAATTGCCTCTTCACATTCTCTTTTGCTGGATACTTTGGGGACATCAGTAATTGATGCTAAGTTCCATTCCCCATCAGAATACAGAACCATAAAATCCATTACCGTGCCCATCTGAACAACATATTTTAGATTATTATCTTTGCAGATTCTCCCAATATCCTCTGCTGCATTCAGATCAATCTGATAACTTTTTGCATCCACATAGAACTCGTCAGTCTTCTTCAGTTCTATTGCTATCTCAGAATACTGTTCCTGCAATTTTTCAACCACATCTTCCGGTTCAGCTTTAGATTCAGTTGCAGGTTCACTTTGGGGTTCTTCTTTACTTCCACACCCTATTAAACCAAAAACAAGAACAGATAAAATTATAAATATTCCGATCCTTTTCATTTACTCGCCTCGCATCTTCATGTTTCTCTGCTGCCAAATGACAAATCAATGTTACTAATCCAAGTATATACCCTGACATACCGTTTCACAATTAAAATCTGTCAAAATCCTCCTGTGTCGCAAGGATATCATAGTGGCAGTCATCATTCATGTGTTCCACAAAGATATCATTGACCATCCCCACGGTCAGTAAATCCAAATCCCGCAGGGACAGTCCTATCTGCAGACACCGAAGCAAAAACAAAGGCGTTGTCATCGTCCTTTCAGTTGGTCGAATTTTTTTTTAGCCTCCGCATCCGTTTTCACATTCAGTCCCCACAGTTCTATAAGCTGTGGCAGAATCTGATAAATGGAAAAAGTGTTAAACTCATCCAGCCAGTCTTCCGGGCTGTCCGGTATGGAAGTATCTGCGTGCTTTGCCATAACGTATGCGATATTCTCAAACATCTCAAGGCTGAACAGGTCGAGGTTGGATTCTCCTTCCTCATTCTCACCCACACTCTTTTCCAAAGAGGCAAGGTCTCTGTAGATATCCCTGCCAAATTTAAGGCGGTAAATACGTGGAATGGCGGCACTCGCTTTGAATGCCACCTCTTTCCCGTCAATTTCAATATTTCTCTTTACTCCCATATGCTTAACCTACGCTTTCCGTTTCACTGTTATCTGTTACACTCGGCTGATATACCGATTTATACCAGTCTGTATATACCGCTTCCGTGGTACTGTCTCCGGTCTTTGCCTTAACAAGACCGTTTGCAAGAGGTCTGGACTTGATGGTCAGAGTCTCCGTCTGAACTTCCTTTCCTTCCTCATTCGTCTTTGCGGAAATGGAAGGTCTGGATGCAGAACAGTTATACATGACATGTCTGATTTTCCTTACATCTCCGTCAAATTCAAACAGCAGGGCAAAACTGCCTGTCTGACTGTTGGAATTTTCCACAAGCACCTGATTTGCATCTGCCGTCTCAAGCAGGACATCCTGCCTAAAGGATTCCGGAATAAGTGCCACCTCAAGGTCACCATCATAACCCTGATTGTTATTTATAACATAATATTCCACGCCATCCGCATAGAAACTTTCCGGCTCTCCCTTGGGGTCAAGACTTATGGATACCGCACCGGGGATTGCTACCGGAGTCGCAAATGTGACCGTGCCATCCTCCGTTTTTGTAATGACCGAATAGTGGACATTACAGATGTTGTATTTTACCTTGTTCTTTTTATTCATGCTTCTACCTCCATCTCATAAAGAACTTCATACAGTTTTTCGCTGCCAATCCAAGTCTCAGACTTGGAATAAAAAAAGCCGTACCCGTCCAGTACAGCCTCCACTCTTTGTTCCAGTTCCATATCTTTTTTGTCCGTATACAGTTCTATATGCAGACGGTCTTTTTTATAATAGACCACACCGTCTGCCGAAAAATGATTAGAACCCGGATACAGATACACAAGAAAAGGCGGATCCACTGCCTCTCCCTCCGAAAAGTGGTCATAGGCAAAAGGCATTTGCATTTTCTTAAGCATTTGTGGTACTTCTGCTTTCTTCACTTTTTCAGGCTCCTTTCCACCTTTTCCAGCAACTGCCTTTCCGCATGTTCTTCTGCCGGAGCGATATGTACTCTGGCAGCCACCCTTCCTCCTCCACGCTTGGCATGACCGTTTTCCAATAAATGGGTCAGTCTGTAACGTTTCTCGGAATGAACAACCACGGAAAGTGATGTGGATGTTTCCTGTTGTTTACTCACCCGCCAGCTTTTCCGGTAAGCTCCGGTATCCACAGGTGCGGCTTCCATGATTTCATTCTTTACGTTCTCGCTGACTTCCCCCACTATCTGCTTTACTTCCTCTGCCGTAAAAGAACAGTATTCTTCCAGTTCCTTCTTTACGGCCGTGGACAGATTATCCACCGATATAGTCTGATTACTCATGTTTACCTCCGTTCCAGTTCCCCGTGCATCTTGAGACTCTTATTCTTAAAAGCCATATTATCGATGGAGCGGATGTTATAAATCCTGCTTCCCAACATAATACGGAATCCCGTGGATGTAACAGCCGCAGTTTCCGAACAGTATCTGACCGTGAAATCCATTCTCTCACTTGTTACCATCTGCCCTGCCGTATCTGTTTCATCTGCGGTCTTATCACTCACGGTGGCATAACATGAAAAGTAATCTACCCACTCATTTGTGTGATTTCCAATCTCATCCGTGATGACACTGCTTTTCTGAAAACTGATTCTGACATTCATGGCTGCGATATTCATTAAAACACCGCCTCCCTGCTTCCCGATAACAGACTTCTTAAGGTAAGCATCAGTTCATTATGGTCGGCTTCCTCCCTGTGTTCATACAGATATGCAATGGCATACCATACTGCTATTTCATATTCCGGTGTGTTATCCGGAACCTCACTGCTCCTTGCCACGTCAAGACACATCTTTTCCGCAGTCACTATCAGTTTTTCAATCAGGGCATCGTCATCCGAAGAATCCTGCCTCAGATAGCACTTTGCTTCCTCAAGTGTCACTACCATACATAACCTCCAAAATACCGGGCATCCCATTATGAAATGCCCGGCATAATCATCCGATCCTATCAGGTTGTCTTTGCCTTAATTTCCAGTGTCTTCACGGCTTCGGAAAGAATCAGCTTTCCATCCACACGCTCACAGGCAAGGAAACCAACCTGACCTGTTGTAGCATACAACTCATTCAGTCTCTTGAAGCTTCTGCCCTGACGGTCAGCAATCCAGTAGTAAGAGTAATCACCGAATGCCATGACCCTGTTTCCGGCTGCAAGTTCAGGAACATAAATGGATGTCCTGTAAGGTCTGTTCAGGATGCGGTCAGGCTCACCGTCTCTTACGGAAGGCTGCCAGATATAATTTCCGTTGCCGTCCTTTAACTTTCTGATTGCCTTAACGGTGGAATCGTTCAGAAGCCAAGTTGCTTTCTTACGATAAGGCGCACGGAGGCTGTAAAACAGATCCATCACATCATCGAAAGTGATGTTCACTGTTGCGGCAGTCACGCCAAGATCAGCCGAACCGAAAAGTCCTTCCGGTTTTCCTTTACCGTCACCGACAAAGAATGCCTCCTCTTCCTTTGTACCGATTCTTCTTGCAAATTCCTTGGAGATATAATTCTCGATGTTGAATACTGAATTAGTGAGAAGTTCATCGGAAACCTTAATCATGGTTGCCAGCTTGTAAGCACCGATGGATGTCTGTCCAAAGCTGTCATCGCTTTCAGGGAACTGACCGCCCTCGTCAATCCATGCTGCCTCTCCCT